TGCCGGGCGAGGTATCCCTAAATGCGCTTTGGCAATCTTCGCTTTACCGGCAACAGTGTGCCGATACCCGCTCACGCCTTCTCCGCCGTCGGTCATGTTGCATAAGGCGAATTTTCCGAATTCTGAGATAAGTTCAATTTCTCGGGCAAGAGCTTCACTTTCGGTCAAATTGTCAGCAAGAATCGTAACGTAATATCCGTATTTAGCGACGACTCGCTTCCAATGAACATTTCGCCCGTGGGTTTTGTAAGCGCGACCCTTGGTTCCTTTGCCAATGTAGAAGATTGCGCCGTCGGTTGCCCTATGGTGGGCGTAGACGTAGAATGTTGTTAAATCAGCTTTCATGAGTCGGATTATATCCAATTACTTAGGAAAGCGTCAACCAGTCAGCCCCGGGCAGGCCCACAAAGCCGCGTTGCCCTCTCCCGACGCACGCCCGGGGCACCCGTTACCAAGGAGAGGTTCACGATACGGAGAGGTATCAACATGGCACGCAATACCGCGAATTACACTGTCATCGATGAAGGTCGGGACCAAGGTAAAGTTTTTGTCCTCACTGAAATGCCCGCTAGCCGGGCGGAATCCTGGGCAATGCGGGCGCTCCTGGCCCTCATGGCTGGCGGCGTGGAAGTTCCGGACGGCTTCGAGCGCATGGGCATGGCGGGTATGGCTGAAGTCGGCATTAAGGCTCTCGCTGGGCTTAAATGGGAAGTTGCGGAGCCCCTTCTGGCGGAAATGTGGTCATGCGTGCAAATTATGCCGGACCCGAGCAAGTCGCATATCGTCCGCAATCTCATTGAAGAAGATATTGAAGAGATTGCCACTCGCATCAAGTTGCGGGCCGAAGTATGGAAGTTGCATACGGGTTTTTTGACGGCCGTCGCCCCCTCAATCTCCGGCGGCCCCCAGGCGGCGGCCAGCAAAAAGGGTTCGCCGAATACGTGAACATTTCGGCGCCCATAGCTACGCTGCTGTCCAGGCGCATGGCGACATTGCATGAATTGGATACGGTATATGGGCTCCGAGACGTCTATGACATGCTGGAGGTCATTACGATAGACGATTACAATGCTGCAATAGCGAATCGACGGGAATAATCCACATGGCAACCATTATCGACAGTCTGCTGGTGACCCTGGGGCTTGATTCGTCCGGGTTCACTGCCGGCAAAAATAAGGTCGACAAGGGCCTTAAGGACACTGGAGGCGAAGCCGAAAAGACCGGAGGCAAACTTAAGAAGGCCGGCAAAGACGGTGCGGAAGGCTTTAGGGCTGTTGCCGAGAGCGCCACCAAGTTCCTCGCCATCATCGGCGGGACAATGGCCGTGAAGCGGTTCATTGAATCGCAGATGGAAGCGAACTCGGCCCTCGACCGCTTCGCGCAAAATCTCGGCCAAAGTGCCAATAGCATTTCCGCATGGTCTAATGCTGCCGAACTGGCTGGTGGTAGCGCGGAAGGGCTGCGAGGCACAATGGATATGCTGAGCATGGCGCAAACGGACTTGATGCTCACCGGTCAATCCTCGCTCATCCCCTATTTCTCCGCGTTAGGTGTGTCCCTGGCCGATGCCGAAGGTAAAGCCAAGCCTGTTAATGACATTTTGCTAGACCTGTCCGACCGCTTTAGCCGCATGGATCGCACCACGGCCAACAACATGGGCCGGATGATGGGCATCGACCAAGGGACCATGCAACTTTTGCTCAAGGGTCGCGGGGAAGTTGAATTGACGATTGCCCGGCAAAAGGAGTACGGAGCCGTAACCAAGCAGCAGGCCGAAGAGGCCAGCCGCTTGCGTAACGCCATGATATCCAGCCGGCAAAGCTTTGAGGCATTCGGCCGCGAACTGCTGTCGGCAGCAACTCCGGCGCTGGAAAAAATGTTCGCTATCTTTGCAGACTTTGGCGCGTGGATGCGGGACAACAAAGAATTTGTGCAAACGTTCCTCACGATAATGGCCGCCGGTCTGGGGGCCATAGCTGTGGCCGCAATTCCGATAAATCTTGTCGCCGCCGCCGTGCTGGCGACGGCCGCCGCAATCGCAGCGCTCCATCAGGATTACCAGACATGGAGACGCGGGGGCGACAGCTTTTTCGGAGACGACTGGAAATTAGTTGAAGCGGGTATCACTAAAGCCGGGAAGGCTGTCGACTGGCTTAAGGACTTGCTTGGCGACCTGATATACCGGGCGATTGCTGCCGCGGACGTGCTGGTCGCAGTATTCAATCGGGATTGGAAGCGTGCCAAATTTGCCGCCGATGAGGTCATGAGTGGTAACGGCAAGAAGTATGGCGAGAAAGAGTCCGCCGGTACGGGCTCCGCGGCACCTTCCGAGCCATCCGGTACGGTCAATTCGACCGGCAAGAGCCCGGCCGGAGGCGCTAAGGAAGAGCAAGCCGCAATGGCATATTTTCAAGCCCAAGGGTGGACTAAAGAGCAAGCCGCGGGCCTTGCCGCCAACATTAAGCGAGAAAGCGCATTCCGGCCGGACGCTGTGGGTGACAACGGCAAGGCGTACGGCATCGCGCAATGGCACCCTGACCGGCAAGCCGAATTCAAAAAGAAATTTGGCAAGCCAATTCAAGGGTCAACGCTCGAAGAACAAATGGCCTTCATGCACTATGAATTAACCCAAGGTAATGAGCGCGCTGCCGGGGCCAAGTTACGCCAGGCCAAAACCGCACAAGACGCTGCGGCGGCGGTATCGACTCATTACGAGCGTCCGGCCGACAAGGCTGGTGAAGCGGCCAAACGCGGACAACTGGCCCTCGCAATGCTAGGGGGTGTGCCTGGTGCCTCGCAGGCTGCCGCCGGGGCTGGTGCAGCGCAGGTTGCCCAAGCGAACGCCGCTGTGGCACCTGGCACCACGCCCAAGAGCGTGGAAACCCACATTGGGGAGATCAAGGTCTATACGGCCGCTACGGACGCCGACGGCATTGCAAAGGACATTGGCAAGTCGTTGAATTATCTCTTTACATCCCAATCAAATAGTGGGATGTCATAACATGGCGCGCATCCCCTTCCCTGACGTGCCGAAGTTGCCGGGAGTGCCGGCACTCCCCCGGTCGCCCAATTTTCCGCCATCAGTTCGAGCCGGCTTAGGGCTGGTGCAGGGGATGTTGTGGCGTATTTTCCAGGTGCAAACCCGTTGGGGCATTTGGGACAGCGCCGGCAAGCCCCTTGGTGACCCGTCCAAGTTCACCGGTCTAATCGGCAATGCCTTGGAGACTGCCGGGTGGGGTTCGACCCTATCCACCGGGTCCGTGGATTATGCCAAGGAAACCCGCGTAAGCGACTTCCCGATTGAGCGAGGAAGTTTTGCCAGCTACAACAAGGTCGAATCCGCGGCGTCGCCTACAGTGACCCTTTGCCTACAAGGGAGCGAAAATGACCGTCGCACTTTTTTGGATGCCATCGACAAGGCGTGCAAGTCGACGGATCTATACAGCGTCGTAACCCCTGAAGTTGACTATAAGGACTACACGGTCGAGCGATACAGCTACGCCCGCCACAATTCCAAGGGTGCGACCTTGCTGATCGTGGAAATTACGCTCAAGGAAGTGCGCCAGGTTTCGGCCCAATACGCGCAATCCAACAAGGGTAAAGTTGACGCCCCTAAGGATGCGGGGGCGACGCCGCAAGTCGATAACGGCAAGGTGCAGCCACAGACGCCCCCGCCGTCAACGCTCAAAAGCCTCGCCAACAAATTTCCAGGCATCGCTAAAACGGTGGGCAACTATATCCAAGGGCTGGTGAAATAATGCAAAGTGTGCCCCTTCAGCCTATCCCATCCCAATCGACCAAAGTTGTTTTGGGCGGCCAGAATTGCCAAATCTCGGTGTATCAGAAGCCGCAAGGCATTTTTGTGGATATCAACGCGGACGGCATTGACATTGTCGCCGGCGTCATTGCCCGGGATGCGGTTCCGTTGGTATGCCGGGAGTATTCCGGGTTTGCCGGAAACTTACTTTTTATCGATTCCCAGGGGAGCGCCGACCCTAGCTATGACGGCCTGGGCGCCCGCTTCGACTTGGTCTATTTGACGGCGGAAGAATATGCCCTCATTCGAGCATAAAAAGGCGCTTCGCTTTGTCATTCGGTTGGGGACCGCGAAGTTCGATTCGTCCGACAATGACACCATTACGCTGCAGGGCTTCCGAGCAATCGTGGATATCGATAAAGCCGGCGGCATGACGATGAGCACGCTACGGGCCAAAATCTACGGCGTGAAACAATCCGATATGAATAGCATTACGACGCTGCAATGGAAGCCAGGCACGGCGATTCCCAACACCGTGGAAGTCTATGCCATCGACGGCCCCGCGGAAACTCTGGTTTATGCCGGTAACATTGTCAACGCTTGGGGCGATTATCAAAATATGCCCGACGCGTTTCTGCACATTCAGGCGCAGGCTTGCTACTTCAACGGACTGCAAGCCGTCCAGCCGTTAAGCATTAAGGGTGGCATTGACGTTGCCGTAGTCATGGCCCGAATCGCAAAAGACATGGGGCTGGTATTTGAGAACAATAACGTCAGCGTCATGCTGACCGATGTTTACGTTGCCAATACGCTAAAAGAGCAAGCCCTGGAGCTTGCACGGGCCGCCAATTTTTCGCTTTACATCGATGACAAGGTATTGGCGATAACAAACAAATATGCGCCGCGCAAAGGGGATATTCCTGAAATATCTGCGCAATCAGGCCTTGTCGGATATCCTACTTTTGACGGTGTTGGCGTTCAATTTCAAACGCTATTCAATCCGGCCATCACGTTCGGCGGGCGAGTCAAATTGAAAACGGATGTGCAGCGAGCGGCGGGGGAATGGATTGTAACTTCGGTCGCCCATCGGCTGGAATCCGAAAAGCCGGGTGGTGCTTGGTTTTCGACAGTGAGAGGAAATGCCAATGGGCTCGCCATCGTCAACCGCTAAGGGAATCCCGAGTGGCATGCTGGCGCCGCAGAGCACCTGGGGCGAGTTCAACAACCTGACCTTCATGGTGCAGCAGGCGCTCGCCAAGATGCAAACGGCAACCCTTGTCCGCATTGAGTCTTGCACCAATTCCGGCGGCATGTCCCCCGTTGGGTTTGTCGACGTCACTCCGATGGTCAACCAGATCGACGGCCATGGTAACCCGACGCCGCACGTCACCATTCACAACTTGCCGTATTTCCGGTTGCAGGGCGGCGCCAATGGCATCATCATTGACCCGCAAAAAGGGGACATCGGAGTCGCCGTCTTTGCCTCACGTGACATATCCAAGGTGAAGGCCACTCGCAAGCAGGGCAACCCTGGGAGCCATCGCCAATACAGTTTTGCCGACGGCATGTATCTAGGCGGTATGCTTAACGGTACGCCGACCCAATACGTCCAATTCAGCGCCGCGGGTATCCGGATTCATTCCCCGACGGCTGTGGTGCTCGAAGCCCCAGTCGTGGAAATCGACGCTTCCGTGTCATGTACCGTGAATACGCCAATATTCACGGTCAACGGCGCCACCGTCCTCAACGGGACGCTCACTCAGGGTAAGGGGAGCGCTGGGGGTGCATGCGACATGCTCGGGCCGCTCAACGTCATTAACGACGTTGTCGCACAAGGTACCAGCTTGCATAATCACGTCCACGGCGGAGTGCAATCTGGGAGCGGCAACACGGGGGCGCCAGTATGACGCAATACAATACGCTTTTGCTCGATCAATCCGCATGGGATGTGGTCATAGACAGCGCCGGCAATATCGCCATGGCGACTCCCCCTTACGCCCTGGCGCAAGACGTTGCAAGCGCCGTGCGCCTCTTCCTGGGAGAGTTGTGGTATGCGACGACCAAGGGCATTCCGTACTTTGAGGACGTGCTAGGGCACTTGCCGCCGCTGTCCCTGCTGACTGGATATATCGAAAAGGCGGCATTGACCGTGCCCGGCGTCGTGTCCGCACAATGTATAGTTTCAGCATTCGACTCCCGCGAAATTACGGGGCAAATCCGATTTATTGATGAAACGGGGGCGGCCAACAATGTCACTTTCTAGCGTTCCAAAAATCCAGTTTACTCCCGCCGGGCTTGTCATTCCTGCGGAAACCGACGTACTTGCAGGCGTGCAATCAGATATTAACGCGGCATTTGGGGGTGGGTTGAATCCGGCACTTGAAACGCCCCAGGGACAACTCGCTTCCAGTCAAGCGGCCGTCATAGGTGACAAGAATAATGAATTTGCATTATTCGTGAATCAAATTGACCCGCAATATGCCACGGGGCGCTTCCAGGATGCCATAGGACGCATTTACTTCCTGACCCGCAAGCCGGCAACGCCAACCACCGTGGTGGCCACACTCACTGGACTTGCTGGCACTGTTGTTCCGGCTGGTACCTTGGCACAAGACACCAGCGGCAACACCTATGCTTGCTCTGGCGACGTCACTATCGGAGCAGCCAGCACGGTGATTGCCGAATTCCAGAATGTGGAAACCGGGCCCATTCCTTGCGCCGCCGGCACGCTTACTCAAGTGTACCAGGCCGTCCCGGGCTGGGATGCGATCACGAACGCGGCCGACGGTACGCTGGGGTCCGACGTTGAGAGCCGTGCCGACTTCGAATACCGCCGGAAAAATTCAGTCGCCAAGAACAGCACAGGGACGCCTCAAGCCATTTACGCGGAGGTTTTCGCCCTGGCTGACGTCCTCGACGTCTATGTCAAAGACAACCCCACCGGCGTGGCCGTCAATACCGGGGCGACCAATTATCCTATCGCGGCACACTCGGTCTATGTGGCTGTCGTTGGCGGCACTGACGCGGACGTGGCCGACGCAATCTGGCGTAAAAAGGATCTGGGCTGCGACACCAACGGCAACACTTCGATTGCAGTTGTCGATCCCAGCGGGTACAGCTACCCCCAACCATCCTACGTCATCAAGTTCCACCGGCCGGCGACCCTGGCTGTCAAATTCGCGGCACGTATCGTTAACGACTCTTCGCTGCCGTCCAATATTGTTGATTTGGTCAAGTCCGCCATCATTGCCCGATTCAATGGTACGGACGGGACGACCCGTGAGCGTATCGGGGCGACCATCCTGGCGAGTCGCTACTATGGCGCCGTCGTTTCCGTGGCATCCAACGTGTCCTTACTCGACGTGCTGATTGGCACCAGTTCCCCAACATTGGCACAAATCAATGTTGGCATTGACCAGCGGCCCACCATCAGCGCTGCCGACATTACGGTGACATTGGTATGATTGATGTCGAACGCACGATTATTAGCCAATACGCCAACAGCACAACCATTGTGCAATTGGTGCGTAATATGGATGGGTATTTGGACCCCAGGGCCGATATTGATGCTTTCCACGATTGCGTATGGAATGTGAATACGGCAAAAGGTTTCGGCCTGGACATATGGGGGCGGATAGTCGGAGTTGGCAGGGAATTGGTAATCCCCGTCGATCAAGAATTCTTTGGCTTCAAGGATGGCGTCGGGCTACCTTTTGATCAGGCGGCATTTTATTCAGGCGAGCCTCAAGCTACTCAATCAGTATCGCTGGAGGACGAACCGTACCGCCAGTTGATCATGCTGAAAGCATTGACAAATATCATTTCGCCAACTGCCGAGAGCTTGAACAAACTGCTGCGAGAACTGTTTGCTGGCAGGGGTAGGTGTTACGTAAATGACATGGGCGGAATGTCATTTAGATACACTTTCGAATTCTTGCTTACGCCGTATGAACTTGCGATAATGTCCCAATCCGAAGTATTACCGCGGCCCGCCGGAGTCAGAGTGAATATCTTAAGCGCTGAGCTTCCACTATTCGGATTTGCTGAAGCTCCGTTTGACCAAGGCGCATTTTTTGAAGGAATCGTCAATGCAGCAATCTAATGCTCCAAGTAAGATTTCCGTGGCGTTCGCGGAGTCTGGCGCGAAAAATACCATTCCGACGGCATCCCAAATTGGCATAGTAGACGGTGCCGCGTCATTCACGGACGGGTTCCCCCCGCTTACCAGTTCGCCAATTAACGCAGGTGGCGTGCCTCCATCACGGCTCGACATGAATGGTGTGCTGTATTCGTTGTCCGCGGCCTCAAAATGGAACGCTGCTGGAGGCGGATATGCATATGACGCGGCATTCAGTTCCGCGGTGAGCGGCTATCCGAAAGGCGCTCGTGTGCTGCGTGCTGACGGACTCGGCTACTGGATGTCGGTCGCTGACGGAAACACCACTGACCCTGACGGCGGCAGCCCTGCTAATTGGGTGCCGGATGTCAGCAGCGGAATTGCTAGCGTGACCATGACAAGTTCGAACGTCACGCTAACGCCAGCCCAATATGGCATGCCGATAATCAAATTGCAGGGGACGCTTACTGCAAACTTGAATCTGACATTTCCGGCAATCGGTACGGAATGGGTCGTCATAAACGGATGTACTGGGGCGTATTCCGTAACATGCAAAACCGCAAGCGGAACCGGGGTCGCCATTCCGACCGGGCGTACTCGCACGGTAGTTGGCGACGGCACAAATCTCGTGGCACAAGATGCTGGCGCGCTACTCAATGTGCAAACGTTCACGTCTAGCGGCACATATACTCCGACCGCAGGAACTACGTCTATCATCGTTGAAGTGCAAGCGGCTGGTGGCGGGTCTGGTGGATGTGTGGCTACTAGCGCGGGCCAACTGAGCTACGGCGGCGGCGGCGGTGCCGGTACATTCGTGAAGGCCCGCATTACAAGTGGATTCAGCGGAGCGGCCGTCACTATCGGCTCGGCCGGTGCTGCTGGGGCTGCCGGGGCTGCCGGGGGGAATGGTGGCGCGACATCTTTCGGCAGCCTTGTGTCATGCCCTGGTGGGAACGGTGGGGCCGCCAGCTCTGCGATCACGGCGTCGCAAGGCCACGTTGGGTTCAGCGGCGGCGCCAAGGGTGGAGCCCCGACGATATCCGGCGCAACAGCGCTGCAAACGGTTCGCGGGGCGCCCGCCGGATTCTTCCACGACACAGCAACCTCGACTATCGGCTCGGCCGGGGGTTCATCCCCGCACGGAAACGGCGGGTCGCCGGCGGTCATCAACGGGGCCGTCAACCCGGCTAACGGGTACGGGGCGGGCGCAGCGGGCCCGGTGAACGGACCATCGCAGAGCGCGAAGGTTGGTGCCGCCGGCACCCCAGGTTTTGTTGTCATTTACGAGTACTCATAATGGATGCTGAGCAAGCAGCAGACTGCGCGGTACGTAAAGTTTTCGCCATACTTGGCGTGGATGTCGACAAACCGGAGTCAGTTGAAGAGTTCCGAGAGGACTTGCGGTTTGGCAGAAAATTACGCCGCATTGCTGATAACAGTATGTTGGCGTTATTCGGAGTCGTCGCGGTAGGGCTTGCCGCAGCGGTCTGGACAGGAATCGTCGACGGCATAATGAAAGGGCATTGACCATGTTTTCAGCATTGGTATCGTTCCTGGGGGGCTCGGCCTTCCGCATGGTATGGGGGGAGATCGCATCGTTCCTCAAGGCCAAGCAGGACCATGAGTTCGAGATCGAGCGCCTACGTTTGCAAGGTGCATTGGAAGCGGCTCAGCACGACCGCAACCTGGCGGCCATCAAGTTGCAAGCCGACCTCGGGGTCAAGGTTATCGAGGCGCAACGCGACAGCGCGATGGCGCAGGCGGAGACTGACGCATGGCTAACTGCTGTACGCGATGTCGGTAGGCAAACTGGCATCAAATTCCTGGACGTGTGGAATGGGTCTGTACGCCCCCTACTGGCGACGCTGGCAATCCTGGTCGTTGTTGGCGAAGTGATTGCAGCCGGATTTGCCCTATCCGAATGGCATCGAGACTTGGTTGCAGCGGTGCTCGGGATGTACGTGGCGGACCGTAGCTTGATAAAGCGCTCCAAATGATCGAGATCGCCGCAGCATTGGCCCGACGCTTTGAGGGCTGCTACTTACGCCCATATCTGTGCCCGGCCGGGGTTCCGACAATCGGATACGGGGCGACATTCTACGAGGACGGCACGCGAGTTACTTTGCGCGATCCTCCGATCACTCGAGAACGCGCCGAATCCATGCTGATGTGGATGATCCGCACCAAATATTTGCCAGATGTAATTAGGCTTTGCCCCGAGATTGATAGCCCGGAACGTCTCGCAGCAATCATCGACTTCACATTCAATTTGGGTGCGGGCGCCCTAAGTGCCAGCACCCTGCGAAAGCGGATCAATGAGGGGCGCTGGGGAGACGTGCCGTCCGAATTGCGCAAATGGAATAAGGGCGGCGGCAAGGTGCTTCTCGGACTAGTCCGCAGGCGGGAGGCTGAGGCGGCGCTGATCTGATTTCCAGCGCTTGTACCACGGCGCCATATAGATTGCGCCGCTTGTCAGGCCGACCTTTTTCGCGGCAGCGTACGGGGTCAGCCCGATTTTCATAACTAGCTTGCGGGCTTCTTTCATCGCTTCAGATTCTTTTGCAGCCATCATTTAGCCCTCTGGAAACTGGCGCACATCTTGCCCATGTTGCGTTCAAATGCCACGTCCATGACTAGCACTCCTGTGGCGAATCCCATGACCAGCGCCATGGTAAGCGCGAACCAGTCTGGGCGCCGTGGCGACTCGATTTCAACACATTTATTCATTTTGCATCCTTAAGTATTTGATCGACAACAGCGTCGATGCGGCCATGAAGGTCGCGACGCATTTCTAGGAGCGAATTCAGCCTGCTGATCAGCGGCGATGGTACGCCGCGCCGATGCATCTCCGAGCAAATGCAATTAGCGCAGCATACCCCTCCGCGTGAATCAGCGCCGCAAATTGGGCACGGCCCAAACGTCGTCACACCGTCCGGGTATTGTCGCTGCAACAGATAGATCAGATCCTCAAAGGATCGATTCTGTATGCCAATTGACCAGGTCTTGCTCATGAGTCCCCCTCCGTCCGTCACAGTTCCCCTCGCGCGACCAACTTGGCGGCGATGGCGTCGTAGGCTTCCTGGGCGGTGGCGATCTGAATAGCCCGAGCTTTGCTGTGCTGAGGGCTGCGATTGCGGCCGACCAGACGATCGGCGTATGCCGCGATCTCGCGGCGGGCACCGTGCAGCGTGCTGCTGCTATCATCCCCGGCCAGCATGGCGGTAACGCTGGAGGAAGCGTAAGGGGACATACGGGAAGCGGTGATAGTGATTGCGTTCATTTTGCATCTCCGGTTCGTTGATGTGTGTGTGTACTATAGCTAAATTATTTATATGCGTCAACAGGCATTTTTAACATCACCATCCCCCAACAATTCGATAAGGCCATGCAGTGTGTGACCGGCTTTCTTGATATCCAGCATGCCGCCTTTGTCTCGCTCCCTGGCCAGGTAAGCAATAGCGGTCCCCTTCATGTACCCGCGGAATTCTTCGGGCGTCAACCAGTGGCGCAAAACTTCCCACGGTTGATAGGCGCCAAGCTTCTTGTAATGGTCGCCGCCCTCCTGAATATCCAGCGCCGACAAGGCTTCGGCCACCCCGTCAACTTCAAACAGCGCCGCGACTTCAGAGGTCATGACGGTTCCCCGTCCGCTGGCGCCCTGGTATTGCGTTTCCTCCGCATTGGACTCGCTGACCACAAACATGGCGCCGGATACGCGGTCGGTGAGTTTCGTTCCGGGCTTGTAAATCATTTGGCGCACTCCTTGTTCACGTATTCCTGGGCTGCCCAATCAACTTGCCATTCCTCATAGGGAACCACGTTGGCATTTTTTAGGCGGGTGATGATATAAATCAAAGCCTTTGCCGCATGCTCCCTATTTGCCGGGAAAGGTTGCTGCTTCATTCGATATTCAAAGGCTGCACGATACGCAGGCAACGGCGGATTGGCAGGATCAAGCGTGACAAGCATGTAAGTTTCATGTGCAACGCGAACCCCCTGCAGGCAGGAATTGTCTCCCGCCTGAGCGTCGTTCCACGTGACAAAGGCATATGTAGCAAGTATTGCCAAAATCGTTTTCATGGTGTTGGATCCTCTTATTTCGGATTAAAGCGCTCGAAATACCGCCCACTAGGGCCGCATCGCCACGGCCAAATGCTCTCGCGCGAGAGCATTTGGCGTTGGCCTGCGGGGCTCTGTGATGCCGAAGTTAACGCCGTGCATCATGAATGAGTCGATCCCTCGCAGATGCTTTTTCACGTCGATGTCGATGCCTTCTTTTAGGCGGCGCTTATGTGAGGAAACCCAATGTAGGATCGGGCGCAGCCTGCCGGTAGCGGTGAGCGGAACGGATCGCGCATAGAAAAGGCTCTTGATGTATTCCTCGTCGATGGAAAACATTGCCTTGGCTGGATGTCCGTCCAAAAAAGCCTCTGTGGCGGTCACTTCCCAAAAATAGCGCCGGTCGTTGTGAATAGATACGGCGTAGGCAAGCAATGCTCCGTGCCAAGCGCTAAAGCGACCGTAGTCATCCACGCCCACCACGTACCCATCAGGCATTACCCCGGCATACCCGCCATCTGTTACGGTTTCAATATCGTTCGAGCCGCGCTCAGCCATCCCGCGAGAGAGCCCGTCAAACCCTTTGATGTAGGTGGATCTATATACCGCGTCAGCGCCATGCAGCGCAACTTTTGCGAACTTGGGCAGCGACTTGAAATTCACCGTTGAGCACCCTACCGCCTGGGCGAAAATATTTTTTTCGCGGCGCGTCAAGCCGATGGCCGCAAAGCGCGGCAGTTCGTCGTTTAGTGTGTCAATGCAATTGCTCAAGGCGACGCGGTCTTTCCACGGAAACCGTATGCCAGAAGCCACAAGGGGCGCGTAATCTTCAATTCGCGTCATTTTTAGGTTGGCCGCAGGGCGCGTACTGTTGTTCATCACCAGCAGCATGGCGTTAATCGCTGTATCTGCAATTTGCTCGTCATCCAGCGGAAATTGGTCCGTCAAAAAGAACTTCTGCTGCTCAGGTATCTCCGTGTGCCGCGCCAAGAAATGCTGTAAATTCATACACATACCCTTTCATTTCTCAAATATCCGGCCCAACGCTTCCAATACCGGCCGGAGGTCTTCGGCTGAAAAATTGAATTCTTCCGCCAGTTCAATAAGGCCGCGGGCTTCGGCCAATTCATCCGACAACCTTTCGCAGCGGACCATAAGTTCCAATTCGACCGGGGTCCGCATGATTGCCGGCTCACATTCAAGCGACCGGATTAAATAATCGTCATCCATGTTTGCCATAAGGCCTGGCTGCAAAATTAGCATGGCTTAAGCTCCTGAAAGATTCATACCCACTACTATAGCTAAATTATTTAGCTATGTCAACGTATAAAATCCAACGTCACGTAACATGGCTTCAGCTTTCCTGATGTACCACGTATAGTCGACGTCGTCCGGGAATTCGTCCGGTAGCGTCATGCACGGCCGGGCGCCACAGGAGAGGCTTACCGTGTTGCCATTGCTGGCGTAGACGATGGGGCCAGGGCTCCGTGTGCCGTAGTACCACCGGACAACCTTACCTAGGTATTCTGGCGTTTGAGGCTTGAAGCATGCAGCATATGCTGTGGCCGCGTCCGCCAGGCTGTCACCCTTGCGCCACTTGCGACCCTCCTTGGCCCATCCGTTGGCGGCCAAGGTGCCGACCATGTCCATGACCCTGGCGCCCTTACGCGGCCCTTCGCCCCACATTTTGACGCCTCCCCCATTGACCTTCTGGATGGTGACGAACTTGCGGATATCACGGCACGCTGCAATGGTATATTCCACTGGCACGCCCTTTGCCAAGAATTCCGCCACGGCGTCCGCGCAAATCTCGACGTCGGGGGACTTCTTCATAATCAAACTTGCTTTGGCATATTCGCCTTTGCGCTTGATATCGTCCGGGGTCTTGATTGCAAAATAGGCGTTAACGTCCCGGGCATAAAGGGCGACGTAATCTTCGGTTTCCATGGTCAAGCCGGTACGCTTTTCCCATTCGTGAATCAACCAATCCGAAGTCGGGATAAGCTGGCGCGGGCATTTAATCACGATGCCGTCGGTATTGGCCGACACGACTGGAATGCCGTAATGTTCAAGCCATTCAATCAGCATGAGGATTGATAATTGACCGCTTACCGTCGTTTGAATCAACATTTCCGGCGCAAAAAGTACGCTGTGCGGGCTCCCGGTCTTACCAAAAGTCCCGTTAATCATAATCTTCCCGCCGCCCTCTCTGGTCTTCGCGTCTTCGTGTTCCGTTGTACCTTCAAGGCCCTGTTTTTCCAGCTTCTTAGCAAGAGCTTTGTCGGCCAAGCGCGTGTCCACAATGTCTTCGTATTCGATTGCGAACGCCCCGCCCAATGCTGGGGGAACCTCTCCGGAATTGAGGATAAGCCGCGGGTAATAGCTGGCGACGTCCGGCATGCGGATTTGATAATTTTCGTCGCTGATAAATGCGACGCTCTTTTCCTGGGAGTGCAAGCCCCCAATGCCAAGTTTATAGGTCGTTTGCCCAATGGTAACGGTCAAGCCTTCAAGCTGTGGGGGCAACTGAACGCACTTGCCCTTTACATCATCGCCCCCGCCGCCGTACATGCTTTTAGGCGGGTTGATTGTGAAGACGGACGCCCGGACCATTTCTAAGGCGTGTTGCAACTGTGGCGACTGATAGGCGATAAACTCCGGCACCTTGAAGCGGAATTTAAGCCCCCAATCAATATTTGGTTTGAATATCCGTTGCCCTATGGCCTGTTCGCAACGCCGTTTCAATACCGCTTCCGCGACCTGGGCATCGGACTTGCTCCGAAGGTCCAAGCCATACCGTTTGCTCAACGCTTCGCGCATGCGAATTTGCGGAGCGACGGCGTCGTAGAGGGCTTCCAGTTGGCCTAAATCGTTTTCGCAATACGTGTCGACTTCCACTATTTCCGGTTCGCTCAAATAGTGGTCGGGCTCATAGGGAAGGTCGCGCATTGTCTTGTAATGAATGCGGCCGGCAAACAGCTTTTGGGAGCCGGCGCCGGGGATGACTTCCATAATGTCGATATGGTCCGCCGGGGACCACTCCGGCAAGCCAAGTTCCCAAGGCTTCACCTTTTCAACGATGATACGGTCGTTAAGCCATTTCAATTGCTCCGCGGTGTAGCCAGCCAGGGCCGCGGTAATCATCGGGACGTCGTAATGGTTGCCGTTGAAACTGACGGAGCAATAGGCGTCGAACAACAGTCGAATGCGGGCCGCGGTTTGCAAGTCAAACGCCTGGCCGGCGCGAAGCCGGAAGCCGTATGCCTGGCCGCCACGGGGGCGGAATTTCAACAGCCAGTAATTAGGGAAGCATTCCGTATCATAGAAGGCCACGGGGCGGGATGCTGTGGTCGGCGGGGGCGGTGGGGCAACTAGCATGCTTCCCCCAATACGGAAACGGTAACGCCCACGTCGTCAAACATCGCTTGGGCCTCCCGCATTTCAAGTGCCCAACGTTCAACAAAGTCGACGGGGGGCAATTCATAAACAACCCGGGCAATTCCGGCTTGCACCAGCTTTGCGGCGCACCTGGCGCACGGCGGCCGGGTCACATAAACCGACATGCCGGTAACGTCCCGGCGGGCGAACAAAAGGGCGTTTTCTTCCGCGTGAATCGTCCGCAACAATTTGACTTCACGGTCGACCGGGGAATCATTGACGCAACGGGGAAAGCCGTTAAATCCGGTTGAAACTATGCGCTTGTCTTGGTCGACAATGACGGCGCCAACTTGGGTCGACGGGTCTTTGCTCCAACTGGCAACCAGCCGGGCAAGGTCCATAAAACGGCTATCCCATTTGCTCATGTCAATACTTCTTCCCGTTCTCGCCGCGACGATTTTCGGGCTTATGGTCCGGGCGGTTGCGGTTGTATTCCATCTTTTCCGCGATAGCCCCTCCGAGGTCAAGACCAAGGGCGCCGGCCAAGTCCGCAATGCGGATAACCGCGTCGGCTAGTTCCACTTCAATCGCGGGGCGGTGCGGAAGCTTGTCGTCGGCCAGGCCCTTGCGGTGCCCTTCCATTGCCTCCGAAACTTCGGAATGAATCAAGCACAATTTTTGTGCGACCAAAGCCTTGCCGAATCGCCCGTCGCCGCGAACTTCAGCAACGTCATAGGGTAGGTCGCCGGTTTGCTCAAGTTCGCCCCACCAGCCGGCGGCGGCGCTGGCACCGT